CATGAAATTGCAAATCATTATGTTGTTGCAAAGCTAGTTAGCAAGGAAGCCTTTATGAAATTACTTAGGCAAACTCAGCCTAGAAAAGTGACTGAATAATTATTATAATAGTTATTATAACATTCTAAGCGGGGGCTGGTCATTGACTGGCCCTTTGCTTTAACATACCTTGAGCGTATGGATACTGTGCCCTTCTTTGAAAATACTGTCGAATGCGCGCACTGCGGCGAGGAAACCTTTGCCGTGGTCGTTGCTTATTCCGGTACGATTAACTGCGGCAAGTGTGATGAGATCGTGTTTGATGCGCGTAATACATCCGGCACTGTGGTTATCTTAGAGCTTGAAGAAGAGATGATGCACTAATGGCTATTCCATTATTAGCAAGCAGATTTATTGGAGTAAAAGCTCTTACAAAATCACTAAGCTCATCTGGCATTGACAGTAAGGCGCTGGCTAAGTCTGTCGGCGGCTCTATGAACATAAACGTCACAAGCAATATATCAGCAGTGACGAAAGCACTAGATGCGTTTGGCAAGAATCAACTGCCATTTGCTATGTCACAAGCGTTGAATGATGCAGCGTTTGCAGTGCGTAAAGATACAATAGAACGTGTTTGGCCTCGCTCAGTTAAGGTACGCAATCCGGCTTTCTTAAAGGCAGTGCTGATGCCCATTAAGGGCGATAACCGCGCAACTAAGCGCAAACTTAGAGCGATAGTGCAGAACCATCCAACAGGCTCAAGGCACAGAGATTATCTGCAACGCTTGGCAACTGGTGGCATCAAGACAGCACAGGGCAGGTCATTAGCAATACCGGCAGAAGATATGCCTATGAGGGCAAGGGGCGGCGTTACTGCTCGCAACAGACCACGCAATGCATTAGACAGACCCAAAGCATTCAGACAGATGGTTGGCGGTCAGGAGATGATACTGGAACGGCGCACCAAGAAGCGCTACCCATTGAAGCGTTTGTATCTGCTTGAACAGCAACCGGCAAAGATTGACCAACAGTTCGATTTCTATCAAGAAGCAAGCAGAACAGGGCAGAAAGAGTTCACTCGCAACTTCAAAAGAAGGTTTGAAAATGCCAAGCGAACAGCCCGCCGAACATGAACGGGTCCTTCTGGCAGTGGGCTTTCACGGGTAACGCGCGACCGCAACATTTATCTAGCGACAGAATTTGCACAAAAAACAGGCAATCATGACAACACAAGCAAAAACACAAGCAAAACCAAGGGGCAGACCCCCAATTCAAGACGCTGATTATAATGCCGCTAGAGCGCGTAAAATGGAAGCTGATGCACAAATGGCGGAGCTTGAGTTATTGCAAGCCAAACGCAAATTAGTTTCCGCTGATGATGTCACAACGGCGTGGGTCGATGTGTTGTCTGCAATGAAAGCAAAGTTGCTGGCCCTGCCTTCAAAATCTGCGCCGATTGCTGCAACTGAAACTGACATCCAAATTATTCAATCCGTTTTAGAAAATCAAATCAGAGAGGCACTTGATGAATTATCATCTTACCAACCACACGAACACGCTGGACGCTCAAGCGTCTCTGACGGTGGCGGTGAGGGAAGCGATGCAAACCTTAAAGCCCCCGCCAAAGCTAACGGTCGCGGAGTGGGCCGACCTCGAAAGGCGGCTAAGCTCGGAGGCTAGTGCTGAAGCTGGACGCTGGCACACTGCGAGGGCTGAATATCAGCGCGGCATTATGGATGCCATCTCTGACCCGCTAATGCGTGATGTAGTTGTGATGGCTGGCGCACAGGTCGGCAAGACAGAAATGCTTTTAAACTGCATCGGGTTTCATGTTGCACACGACCCAGCACCGATTTTGCTTGTTCAGCCAACTTTGGAAATGGCTCAAGCATTCTCGAAAGACCGGCTGGCACCTATGTTAAGGGACACGCCAACATTGCGCGGCAAGGTCAAAGACCCACGCAGCCGTGACGCAAACAACACAACAACGCACAAAGTCTTTCAAGGCGGTCATATCAGCCTTGTTGGTTCAAACTCACCTTCTGGCCTTGCAAGCAGGCCTATCAGAATAGTGCTTTGCGATGAGGTTGACCGCTATCCAGCATCGGCTGGTTCTGAGGGCGACCCGATACAACTGGCCCGAAAGCGTTCTGCAACTTTCTGGAATAGAAAAATCGCAATGGTTAGCACGCCGACCAATAAAGGCGCATCACGCATTGAAGCGGCATTCGAAGAAAGCGACAAACGATATTTCTTTGTGCCTTGTGAAGACTGTGGCTTTGAACAACGACTGGTCTGGTCTAATGTGCGCTGGGAAAAAGACAAACCAGAAACGGCGCACTATATGTGCGATGATTGCGGGTCAGTCTGGGATGACGCAAAACGGCAACGCGCAGTCAAATTAGGGCAATGGGCTGCAACTGAAGATTATAAGGGCGTGGCTGGCTTTCACATCAGCGGCATTTATTCACCTTGGACGCCAATGTCTGACGCAGTGCGCGATTTCCTATCAGCAAAGAAAATGCCGGAAACCTTACGCGTATGGACGAATGTGTATTTATCAGAAACGTGGGAAGATATGGGCGAGCGTGTTGATGATTACGCAATCGCTGAAAGGGCTGAAGAATTTGGCGATGCGCTGGATGAAGGCATTGTTGCAATTACGGCGGGAATTGATGTGCAAGATTCCTACTTAGCTGTTGAAATTGTCGGTTGGGGCCGCGATGACGAGAGCTGGAGTATTGATTGGTTTAANCTTTATGGCGACCCATCAACACCCCATCTGTGGAATGACCTAGATAACCGGCTGAAAGCCATTTACAGCACTGAAGATGGTCGGCAACTTGGCATCAGGGCCGCTTGCATTGATAGCGGCGGTCACTACACGCAAGCCGTTTATAACTTTGTCAGACCGCGCGAAGGTCGGCGCATATTTGCCATTAAGGGTATGGCTGGCGAGAGCAGACCAATCGTCAGCAAACCGACCAGAAACAACATCGGAAAAATCAAATTGTTCACTGTCGGCGTTGACAACATCAAAGAATTGATTTTTAGCCGGTTAAAGATTACAATGGTCGGGTCTGGATTTTGTCATTTTCCTTTGGGGCGTGATGAGGAATACTTTAAACAGCTGGCGGCATCTGAAAAAATTGTCACTAAGTATCACAAAGGGTTCCCACGCCGCGAATTTGTCAAAACCAGAACGAGAAATGAGGCACTTGATTGCCGCGTTTATGCCTATGCCGCTTTGTCTATTTTGTCATTGAGGCTTAATGATATCGCAGACCGCATCAAAAATGCGCCTGTTGAAGAGGAAAAGCCTGTTGATAACGTGCAAAGCAGTCCTTTCTTTAAGTCAAAGCCTTCGGGCGGGTTCGTTAACAGCTGGCGGTAAATAATGGCAAACAGATTTGATATTACAGAAGCACCGGACGGTGAAACACCGGAAAAAATAGGCATTGGCGATTATTTGCTTTGGAAGCGTTCAGACCTTGTTTCTGATTATCCGCTTGCTACGCATTCAATGGAATATGTTGCGCGGATTACCGGCGGCGGCAACACAGAAATTAAAGTTGCGGCAACAGAACAAGATAACACTTATGTTTTTGAGGTCGCTAGTAGTGTCACTGAAAACTATGTTGCTGGGTTTTATCATTGGCAGCTTGAGGTCACAGAAACCGCAACCGGAAACCGTGTTGTTTTAGAGCGTGGCACGTTTACTGCCGTTGAAGATTTAGACGTAAACGGCGCAGACCCACGCACACACGCCGAAATAATGATAACCAAGATTGAAAGCATCTTGCAGGGCAAGGCTGACGCTGATGTTGCCAGCTATTCAATTAATGGTCGCTCACTTACAAAAATGTCATTCACTGATTTAATAGAGGCGCGGGACTTTTACAGAAAAGAACACGCAAAAGAAATACAAATTGAACGCGCAAACGCTGGGGAAAATACCGGCGCGACTGTGCTAGTGAGGTTTTAAATGGCTGTGCTTGATTTCTTTAGAAAGCCCAAAAAGGCACAAAAACGGTCATTTAATGG